GCATAGTTGGCTAACATTGCAGCCGTATCACTTACTAAAAGTGTTGGCGTTGTATCGCGCCATAATCCACCTGAATAATATAAAGAAGCATTTGTAACAGGCGAAGAAATAGCTACGTCATGTAATTCATCTAACTTATACCCCGATGCTACACGAATGGCTATTGTTCCATTATTTGAACTTGAATTTATACAAAAGCCAATAGGCATATCAAGATTTGGCGCAATGGGCTCTACGTCCGTCCAAACACCTGCCACCGTTGGCGAAGGATAAAGAATAGCACCAGCCGCAAAAGTATCAGTATTAACCTGTCTTATTTTTCCAAAAGAAATAACGTAACCATCTTCACCGTTGCTTAAATCATGAGCCGTTATGCCTAATAAATATTTTGCATCTATTGATCCATTGGCTATAAATTTTGCAACTGTTATTCTGCCGCTTGCGCCTACCGTGCCATTAGCATATACAAGACTTCCTTTTGTAATGGTTGAACCTGTCTGATTCTTAACTAACCAAAAGTTTTTAAATCCTAATTCATTTGGCACGGCATCATACATTCCTAAAACAACTGTACCTAAATCAGAATCCCATCGCATTTTAGCCGTGTCCACATTGTTAGGCGGTACACTTGTTTTGAAAAATAATGAATCAATAGGTTGTGCAAAAGCACCTCCACCTACTTGATTCCAAACGTTGGAAGTAAAATCAAAGGAGTATATTTTTAGGTTAACGGTGTCAAGAATTACCCAGGCGTTTTGATTTGATACGGGTTGAATACTCGCTGTGTCAGAAATTGAACCGCGCCATACAAGACCGTCCGCGGTCGTCTGGAACCCTAATCTTTGTTTGTTGCCTGTAGATGGGAATTGGGCGAAAAGGGAAATGGATAGGAATAAAATAAGAATTGAAGGCAATGTTTTTTTGCCCCCAATCCTCTTAATCAAATTACTACCCACTTTCAATAAAACCTCCTGAATTAAAATCTCACCTATTTTCCCCAACGTCTTTAAAAAACGTCTTTCTTTCTTTGGTTTTTCCATCATAAAACAATCCCTAAGGTGTTATAAATGTCATTAATTTCTTCATCTTCGTCGCAACTTGCCTCAGGGCAACCAATGGCGCTAGGTATAAATGCGGTTAATGGCGTTGCATAATTGCAAAGCAAATCTTTAATCCTTTTCTTTTTTACCTCCAACCTTTGTAACAAAGTATCTTGATAAAATTTTAAGCCATCAACCCCGACGTTTTGCCCATATTCATTATCCAAAGTGTATAAACCATTTGTTCCAAGTTGCATAACCATGTACGGGGCTGCCTCGTATAACACGGCATTGGCGCAAAAGGATTTTAATTGTTTATTCCAAATATCCTGATAAGACGTTGATGTAAACGCGGTACTTGTTCCCTTGTCTGCCACCATTGAATCATATAACGTTAAGCCAATGGCGGGAACAATCCAACGGAACTCGGCATCTTGAATGTGAGGGCTGATAAGGCTTTTATCAAGTCTTATATCCGCTGGCGTTGGACGTGCAACCCCTCCAGCTATTACTTCACTCGGTTGTATTAATTGGCTCATTGGTTGGGGTTGGTTGTTCTATTTCAAGGGGTGCGTAACCCAATATTTCTCTTTTTTCATTTAACGAAAGGTTTTCTTCCACCTTTATTTCACCCATGAAAGATACGGGTAAAGTGTTGGAAATACCAAAAGATACGTCTGTAAATGCTGGATTATAAAGCCCAATTTCTTTTAAGAAAGGGTTGATAATCTTTGAAAGCATTAAATTTTGACGCGGCTTTATTACTGTGTTTTGCAAGTATTCCATTTCCTGCCTTATCTGCTGATTGCTTCCAAGTTGCCCGGAAGTTGCAAAGCCCGCTAAAGACTTTGACCAACGATTAGCCACGACGATCGCTGAGGCTGCAAGGTTTTGAAGGTTTAAAAATTCGCCCTCATTTTCTTTTGAAGTGGGAATAAAATTAGCTTTTAATTTTTCATCTCGAAGAACCTGAACGAATAATTTATGGTTATTCCCCATTCCTGTAAACTTTGCCTCAATGCCTTCAACAAGTTTTTTAGCCTCAGCTGGACTCATTGACCCAAAGAATTGTAAGATACCTGAAGGCATGAAGCCATTTTCAAACTTGCTTGTATTAAAACGCTGGATTCGATATTCAATCTCCGCCCACATTTTGGCGGCTATCCACTCAGGTAAACCAAAGTAAAAATATCCAGCCGCGTACTGCTTCACATGAATAATTGAACGTTCTGTTCCGTCTTCAAATTTTTTAAACTCAGGATAAATTGGCACTTCCCGAAATCCTTCACTTTCGTAAAATTTTCCCTCAGTCGTCAATGGCACTTCTTCCCAGTTGTCGTAAATGCCAACAGATCTTATAATCTGATCCGCTTCGGCTTTTCGTATGCCAATGTTATAAACGGGCACATGATAAATATAAGTAAATGGTTCATTTCCAACTTTGCCCCTTACTATTTCCGCAAAGCAATTTCCAAAAGCATCGTAATCAAAAGCCAATGAAGCAAGTACCTCTTGTAAGTTTTGAGAATGCAAGTTAACCTGCCCAATGACTTCCTCAATTTCATTTAAAGAGTCGTCGGTTATTACCTCACCCTTCATTGAGGTTGTAAGCAAGGTGTTAGATTTTCCTTTCATTGGAATAAAGCCGTCACCGACAACCATGTTAACTTTGTCCTCAATGATTCGCCGAAGGGTTGGGGAATTGTTTACAATGGCAATAAGACTTTTTAAAAAGTCATCCTTTTGGGTAAAGAATCTAACCCACTTTGCCCCTGTAAAATCAAGTCTTTCTCTGGAAGGCTCATTGAAAATATCTTCCACAACTAACATAGTGTTGGAAGTATCTAAAGTAACGGAAGCTAATAAAGGACTATTATTTCTTTTTAAATTTCTTTTAGCCCTGTTCGGTACTGCTTGAATTGTCTTCTTTATTTGGCTCATAGGTTTTTTTCTCAGGCGTGAAAATGAGGTGTTGGCTAACAGATTTGGGGTTGGTATTGTACCAACCCCTCAATTCTGCCTGTGTAAAATTTCCGATAGCCTTCTTTAGTATTCCTGCCTTTCCCGTTGGATCTGCTCCAACGTAAATCATTAGCTTACTTTTTTCGCGTACTATCATGCTTTTGTATTTTAGTCAAGTGCGTTCATGACTGTTTCGCCATTAACAATAAACCTTGCCTTGTTTGTGGTACGGCAAGTAATGGTTAATGTTTCTTGATTGCTATCAGTAAACAAAGCACCTGATAAACCTTCGGCGCTTGTTAGCCTTGCTGGTCTTTTCTTTGAGCCAATTACCTCAGCACCCCAAATCCAATAATTGCCCGTGTTTTCAACGTGTACACAAACTAAGCCGCAAGCCTGATTTGCCATGTCCTGAATCAAGTTTCTTAACTCTTGGTCACGACAATTGATGATACCAACCAAACTTTGCTCAATAGCCACCGACAAAGTGTCTGGGTCTTGCGTCACCGTTTCAGTGAATGCTCCTGAGTTGTCTCTAAATTCCACCTCGTAAAATACGGCGGCTGAGGAAGCCATTGTTATCGCCGTGGTTGCTCCCGATGCGTTGTTAGTGATGCTTGTCACCTGGTTGGCATTGGCGATGTAAAGTTTACCAATACCACCAGCGCAAGTACCATCGACGCATTGATTAAGCCAACCGCTTGTTATTGCACTCATATTTATTTTCGATTAGTAGCCTAAGCTGATTAATGAAGGGTGAATATAATTAACACCCATTTTAAAACGAGCCTTAATATATACCTTTTCGTCTTTCTGGTCATACCAAAGTTCCAAAGCCGTTTCAGGGCTCAACACGTCGGTTGCAAGTACCTTGTTTTGTGGAGTTGTATATTCCACATAATGAGGCTTAGTAGTTCCCAAAGACGTTGCGATGTCGTCCCAACGGAATTGAGGTATAACAGTCACACCTCTAAAAGTGAATTGTTCAACGCCGTTAATCAACTGTAATAAACCGTAGTCACCGCCGCCGCCGTTCTCGATGTCTTCCCTTAACTGAGAATAAACGCTTTGAGTTACATTAAATACCTTTTGGTTAGCTGGTAAACCTTTCAACTGCAAAGGTGCTTGGTCATACACCGCGCGAAGGATTGCAAAGCCATCACCAGCCGCAAGGTCTGTACCTGAACCTGTGTCAGTACGTGGAACTAAATCGTCCGCAACCAACTGAGGGTAATAAACCGTCCAAAATCCATCCAATGAATCAAAGTTAGGATTATTGGAAGACTGGTCACCGAAGTAAGAAAGACGGGTAATGTCATTTCTTATCGCCTGTTGTGTACGGGTCAATAAAATGTTTTCAATTAATGTTCCCGATACGTCTGGAAGCCTTGTTCCTGTTTTCAATAACTCTTCGAAAACAGTGTCTTCAAATTCATCCCAGCACATTTCAAGATCCACTTTCATTTTTTCAACGTCGATGGTACGCTGATAAATGTCAACCGAGCCAACTGGATTGAATCCGCAACCTGAGTATTTTCTTACAATATTTTCAAGTTGCTGAACGAATACCATTTTCTTTTTATTCGCGACGTTTCCAAGTACACGGAATTGTCCGCGTAAATCATCATCGAAAAAGACTGGTTCTAAAAATATGTTATTTGCCTCCGTGCCTCTAAAGGATACGTCTAATTGGCTTATTTCAACTGATGCCATTTGTTTTTAATTTTAAAGATTTGAATAAGTAATAGTTGCAGACGTATTAGTTAAAACTAACGAATCCTCAATAGTAAATGCAAACTCGGTTTTTGCTCCAGCGGCTGCCGTTGCAAATAACACTTTCCAATCGTTGCCTTTATTC